CCAACTGTGTTATTGCTTGGCTTTGAAACGCTTCATAATCAAATGTAATATAATGCCCGGTCATACTTTCTGTGTTTGCATCCGATGGAAAGAGATCTTCCCGTGGGTACAGATCTTCTGCCGGATACAGTGCAGATATAATCGCCTTTAAAATCACATACTCAAATCTACCGCCTCTCCCGATATTTCCGAATGCTCCATTGATCTCGCATATCGCTTCGATGATTGTCTTGCCGCTTATCGTAGCTTCTGCGGTCACGCTGGAATCCTCGGACTGTGTAGTTACCAGTGTTTTGTTTACGGTCATGGAATCGTTGACAAGGCTTGTCTCTTTCTGTTCGATGCCGAGGTATGCAAAAAAACTGTCACGAAATGCTTTCAGGGTCATCGGAAAAGATAAGCCGTCATACCAACTTTTTACATCAGCATTGATTATGTCATACATGGCATCATAGGCAACGATCTGCCGCTTGGTACGATCAGCGGTCGGGGTATCAGACTGTACCGTATATGTGCCATACACAAACGGATCATTCTCATTCCCTTCCAGAGTTTCCGTCACACGTAGCTTCATGCCTTTTGTGGCAATTGGTACCTCACGTCCGGTAAAAGAAATCTGATTCGGCAGGCAGGAACCGAATTTCAGTTCCGTACCGTCATTCAGAGTTTCAATAAGTGTGAATGTGTCCTGCTCTCTCATGGAGTTGTCAATCACATGTTTTGTTCCGATTACTTCTATATTAAGTTGCTTATCAATTGAGCTTGCATAATAAAGCTCCTTGTTTTTGCCACCTATCATAAAATCCCACCGCCATATCCGATAAAAGCAATTCGCCAGCCGTCATATTCAATCGTTTTTTCATCTGCATATGCTACTATCGGAGTAATATCCGGAACATAGCAATGCATAGTCACATACTTCATAATTTCCGGACACCATGCCGTCACAAGACATTTCTTTTCGCGCCGTTGCTCCACATATTGTTTATTTATGTTACTCATAAATGCATTAAACTTCTTTTCGTTCATGGCAGGAGTCTGCCACTCTGCCTTAAGGACCTGGTTCTTTAATGCTGTCCTGTGTAGTTCTCCGTTATCATCATTGTATGAATCCTTGTCCTGCCCCAGGAGAGGGGACTGAAATGTGCTGGCCAGTATACAGTCAAATGGAACTGTGTAATTCCCGACTTTAATTAAATAACCGCCGTATCCCATTCAATCCACCTCCTAAAATAAAAATGCTGGGTTTCCGGTTGCCCGGTAGTATTCATTGGCTTTTTGCTGCGTCACACGGAAGATTCCATTCGGATCTCCTTCCACTTTAAACAGAACATTTACTTTTTGATTTCCGGATGCCATTACAGATCGTACCGCACGCGCAACTCCATCCGATACAGATGCCACAATCTGGTCATTGTTCATAACGGACGTATGTCCTGCAATTGTTCCGACCAGCTCCGGCCCAGCTTCACGCGCGATAAAAAGCTGTCCTGCTGGTGCGTTCTCGGTTCCTACTGCATAATGTGCTATGTTATGCCACATACCACCGGTATAGATGCCGCCACCGGCTTTCTTGGCTGTTTTTTTCTTCGATGAAGAATTATCATTTCCAATTCCAAGCCAGTTCTTAAAGTTGCTCCATCCGTCTTTTATTAACTGGATTCCAACTTTTACCGTGGTTCCCACAAAGCTGTTTATTGATTTCCAACCGCTCTTATATAATTTCACAGCTACTTTATCCAGCTTTCCTACATACTTATTTAAGGTAGTCCAGCCATCCTTTTTCAGTCCAAAGCCTTTTTTACCAATTTCTCCAACAAACTTAGATACTGTAGTCCAGCCTTTTTTTATCAAAGAAATTGCAACATTTACTACGGATTTTGCACCATTAAATCCCGTTTGGATTAACTTAATGGCTTCCTTTGCCAACTTTGAAAAGCTAAATGATTTTATCTTTTCTTTCCAACCATCAATTACACCAAGGAAAATATTTGCTCCGAGTGGTTTCATTTTTTTCGCAGGAGAATGGATACCGAATGCATCTTTTATTCCATTAACAACCCAATTAAAGAAATCAACAAACGGTTCTGCAATGGCTGCAATAGCTCCGGCAAATCCATCCATAATGCCCTCAAAGATATAGCTTCCCATATCCATTATGTCTTTCCGGTTTCCATCAAATGCCGTTTCAAAATTCTTCTTCATTTCCGAGAAGAATCCGCCAGCTTCATCAAAATTAAACACATTTTCGAGAATATCGCTCATTTTAATGTGTTTTAATTTAAAGGAAATGTTATCAAATACAGCCGAAATCGGGATGGATAATTTCATTTCTTTTCCGTCCCACCCTTTAGATTTTCCGAACGGAGCCATAATCTTTTTGGGCAAATCTTTTATCCACTTAATAATCTTTGACGGAATATCATTTTCATCTAAAAACTTTAATACGGTAAAAGTAACTGTCATTACTCCTATAGCAAGAGCAGCATCTTTAAGTGTCAAATTTAAACCATTGTCCTTGAAGTAATCGCTTACAGATTTCTTCAAGGATTTACCCATTGATTTTCCAAATTTATTTATAGCTGCAGCCCCAAGAATTGTGGCTATGCTTTTAGAACTTAACGAACTAAGGAATGTACTCAATCCGTTAAAAATGTCTTTCCAACTTAGTCCACTGAAAAATCCAATCACAAACTGCCAGAATCCATCAACCCATCCGTTTATTGCTTCTGCACATTGCTTCCACTTGAATTCACGAAAGAATTCATTGAATCCATGAGCCATATTTTTCCCAAATGTCTTGAATTTAAATTTATCAGTAAATCCTTTTGATGCAAAAATTGCTGTATTCAACGACTTTGCGATAACGTCTGCGGTTGCTGTAAATACACTATTTCCTTTTTTATCCTCTGAGAATAATCCATTTAGAAATTCTGCAAAATCTTTTCCGAAATTTTCAGCTTTCGTGTAAATTTTATCCCACGGAATTTTCCCTATGGTGTCTGTGATTTCCTGCCTTATAGTTTCTCCAAGGCCTTCCCAATCCCCGGATTTAATTGCTTCTCTGATTTTGTCCGCAAGATCAGCAATATTCTGGTCAATTGGTACCTCTTCATACAGATCGCCTACTCCACCACCGCCACCGGAGCCACCAGAACCACCGGAGCCGCCGGAGCCGGAATCTTTATTGGAATCTATTACATTCAGCTCGTTAAACGATTGTAGCTGCCCTTTTAATTTTTTCGCCGCCTTCGTAGCCTTATCTGCTTTCGAGGCGGCTGCATCAAGTCCGGCTGCATAATTCTTCGTTTGGGTAGTGGCTTTCGTCCAAGTCTTTTTCCCTGTCAGTGCTGATATAAACTGGTTTACCTTATTGATTGCGGCTGTAAGCATATTTATAAGGTAGGTAAGCGCTGGCCCGACTGCACTTATAATCGGAGCGGCTAATGCCCCGAATGCATTTTTGAGAGTTGCTACCGCACTAACAAGAGCCGACATTTTTGCATTCACATCACTGGAATACCTTGCCATATTCTGGGTGCCGTCTTTTACGGCAGAAATCATTGCATTCCAGCCTTGCGTTATCCAGTTAAATACAAACAAGGAAAGCGCAATTCCTCTAATTCTGGACGCGAAGGCACTTACAAAACCGCTTGCTTTTCTGGTTTTCCCTGAAAAATTGTCAAGCCAGCTCCCCGTGCTCTTTCCTGCGCTCTTAGCGCTGCCGGAAACCTTATTCTCTTTCGCAGCCAATTCTTCGTGTCGGCGTGCAAGAACTTGCATTTGTTCATTCGTATCTCGAAGCTGAGAGGACAACTTTTTATATTCGTCTGTAGCATGGATTGCATCTTTACTTATAAACGCTGTCCCATTTGCCTTCATTTTTTCCATCTCGGCAGTCATTTTATGGACATTCTCTTCTGCTGCAGTTATTTTTTGCCTTAACTTGTCAAAAGCAAGTCCACTTGTAATTCCAATATCTTCCCATTCTTTAGAATTGCTAACCAGCGACTGCAATTCATTATTTGCCTTTTCTAAATCGTTTTGCAAATTTCTATAAGCATCTGTTGGGGTGGTCTGCTTTTCCATTTCCCTCATTTTTTCGGTAAGATCAGATGCTTTTCGTGCAGCTTTAGAAATCTGATTTTCCAGACGCAACAACTGACTGGATGCGTTTTTCGTATTTATTTGTGTGTCAAATCTTACGCTGCCATCATAATCTGCCATCCGCTCACCTACTTTCTGCCGCGAATTTCTGCCATCATGCGATCATAATCGTCAATTTTGGCTTTTTCTTCTGCTGTGTACTCTCTCTTTTCTTCCGGCTGATCCAATGCATAGATCTTCTGTGCCTTGCGCAATGCCTTGCGATATTCTGCCGATGTATTGTTGTCGGGCTTCTCCTGCCGCTTCGATACCACCTGTAAAAAACTGGATAGCTTATACGGCATATTCCAAAGCAGACCGCAGAACATCCACCAGTGCATATCCGTGGTGGCAAGATCTATACCGTAGATCTGCCGGAAGTCAGCATAAATGCGCCATTGGTCAACATCGTAGTCAACCACTCGTGCCTTGTCCATGTCCGGATCCGGGTTGTCATGGAACCAACCGGAGAGAAACCACTCTACACATTCGCCAAGATCTTTCCCCTGTGGATGATCCCGAAGATGCTCTTCCCCGTTCTCATCTTCATCAGCAAACATGAGCCACACGAACATATCGCTTTTCTCATAATCCGTCAGTGCGCGATCATATTTCGCCTGCAGCATCTGGATGCCAATCGTAAAATCTGTATTCACTTTGTACCCGTGCCACTCTTCCGGCAGATCGTCGAGAAAAACATTATTCATTCTTCTTTGTGTCCTTATGTTCCTGAATTAACTGGTTTTTGCCCTTGTTGTGTCTGTTTCTCCGTGCTTTACGGTTCGGAGAATACTTCCTGTGGATTGCTTCTGTTCTCGTCTTAAATAATTCGTTCATCACCGGCATTACAGTGTTCACGAAATCTACCAGAGCATCTTCATCCGGCACGAAATTCTCATTCAGTTCATAGCACTCATGGAAAACATTTTTAATGGTATCTTTTCCAAACAGTGCATCAATTTCCCGAATCATTCCCTCCAGAATACCAATGT